CCAAAAGTGGCTTTTGGAACCTATTCATATGATGACACACTGTCTGGAATTGATAGTCAAATTAATAGCGATATCAAAAAAGCAATGCGTCAAAAATCTAATAAACGATATTAGGTTTATGTAATGCCGGTCATGATACGAGCCGAAGGCAAGGCTAAAAAAATTGCATGTGACTTATTAAACCTTTCTAAATGTTCTAAAAAGAAAAAGAAAAAAAAGAAAGGTTACATGAAGGATTATACGACAGGGGATTAATCCCCTGTCTCTTATCTTTTAAGGAATAGTATGAAAAAAAAGATTTCTAGTAAAATAATAAATGCTATGAAAATTATGAGAGAAAAAAGAAGAAAAAACTGTCCTTTAAATATATTAACTACTATTACTAGTAATCTTAAAAAATCAAAAAAAAGTACTACTAAGAAGAAACCATTTAAAAAAGATATTGCTGTATCAATTGGTATAGTTACACCAAAGACAAGGACACAAAGAGCAAAAAATAAAATGAGTAAAGTAATGGAAGAATTTAAAAAAGGTGAACTTAATATTGGTAAAAGCAAAAAGAAAGTAAAAAATAGAAAGCAGGCTATAGCAATAGGAATATCGCAAATGAGGAAATATAAATAAATGAAAGAAAAGGCTGCAGGACAACTCATATGTGAGAATCTTGCTGGAGATACTACACAAGCTTTCCGGAGATGGTACCTAAGCTTTCCGGAGATGGTACCTAAGCTTTTTTTAAAAATCCTATAGTTGCGCTATTTTTTTTCAAAAAAATGAAACGGAAAGGAACGGTAAATAAATGAAAGAAAAAACTGCAGGTCAACTCATATGGGAGAATCTTGAACGTCCTAGTGGTCCAGTCAATGTTATTGATCAACAACAGGAGATGGTTAAAGATTATATGGAAAAATTTAATAAGATTATTCAAGAGAATAAATCAAAATTTAAAGATGTATTATATCTAGTTATTCTCTTAAAAACTGATTATCTTTTACCAGGGCTTATACGGCCATTTTTTTTTCTAAGACAATCTGCTCCAACTCCACATTATCATCAGTCAGTTTTTAAATATACGCATAATGATGATAAATTAGAATTACTTTGGACATTACCAAATAAAGAAAGTTGCCTATATTTATATGAAAATGCTATTACCCTTGATGAAAATGAAAAAACTTTATTGCAATATATAATAGATTTTTATAACGGTACTTTATTACAAAAAGCACAATTGCTTAATAATGAAGAAGTTGTTGCAATATCAAATTAAATAGGATTATTATGGTTGATGAAACAGTAAATGAAAATGTTGAAACTATTGAAACTTCTCCAGAGGAAGTAAATGAAGAAGTTGTTGCTGCTCCTGAAGAAAATATACAATCTGATGAACAAAGTGTATCTGAATCCAAGCAAGAGACATATCAACAAAAAAACTTTAGAGAATTACGTGAAGAAAACGAACGACAAGCAAAACTTAGAGAACAAGCAGAACGAGAACGAGATGAAGCTATAGCATATGCAAAACAATTTCAGAAAGAATATGATCAATATAATGAACCTATAGTTGACGATGATTATAATGATATATCACTTTCTATTGGTGAAGATGAACTAGCAGAAGGTAAGCATATTAAAGCCTTAATGAATAAAGTTGAAAAATTAGAAAATAAACTTTATCAAACACAGCAGAATAGTTATGCAATTTCAGCTGAAACTATGGTTAGAAATAAATATCCTGATTTTGACTCAGTAGTAACAAAAGAAAGTTTACAAGCATTACGACGAGAACATCCAGAATTAGCTGATTCATTGCAATCAAATCCAGATATCTATAAACAAGCAGTAGCGGCATATAAATTAATACAAAAGTTTGGCAAAGCACCAACATATAATAATAGTAAAGATGTAATTAAAACTAATAGTATCAAGCCACGACCATTATCAAGCATTTCTTCACAGCAAGGAAACACTCCCTTATCACACGCAAATACTTTTTCTCAGTCATTAACAGAAGAAATGAAGGAACAATATAGAAGAAAAATGGAAGAAGCAATTAACAGTTAATAATTATTTGCCTATATAGATCTATTTGTGATATGTATTAATATGCGTATATAAAGTAATAATGGTATTACTTTAAAGGATCGCTTCCTTTCGGCGTATAATGGAAATCGCCACCCCAGACGTATAACGTAAGACTCGTCATCTTAGACAGATTTTTATATTTATAAATTTTTGTTTAAGGATCATTATGCCTATTAATACAACGACTACTTTACCTGCACCAATACAACATCAATTTAATATGACGTTGTTATCAGTTGCAGTTCCAAACCTTATTTATTCTACTCCGGCTCAAAAAAAGAGAATGGAAAAGAATAATGGTTTAACACAACGGTTTCAAAAATATACTAAATTAGCTACTGCTACTACACCTCTAGGAAATACTGGTATTACTCCTCCTGGTCAATTGTTACACGCAGTAAATGTTGATGCTACTATTGAATTCTACGGTACATATACAACAACTAATGAACAAGTTGTTATATCAAATCAAGGAAAAGTGCTCAATGAAGGAGTAAAATTACTTGGTATATGTATGCGAGAAACAGAAGATGAACTTACTCGCAATCAATTGCTTGGTTCTGCTGGGTTTATAAATGCAACTGGTGGTACTAATGGTGATAACCCAACTAATATAGGAGTATCAGATTTAGCAAGCATAATTGAAATATTGGTTGGAAATAATGCAAAAACTATGCTTGATGAGATGCCAAGCAATCAAAATACCGGTGTTTCTCCTGTTAGAGACGCATATTATGCTCTTGGACATACAAAACTTATACGATCACTAGAAAGACTAGACGGTTTTCATGCAAAGATTACATACCCATCTCCAATGAATGCATTAAGGTCAGAATGGGGATCTTATAGAAATCTTAGATTTTTATTATCTAGTAATGCTGCTGTTATTCCTGCTGCTTCAACAGATGGACAAGATGTATATGCAACATTTTGTTGTGGGCAAGAAGCATATGCCATCATCGATCTTGATGGCCATAGCGCTGAATTTATATATACACCAAGAATATTCTCTGGTCCATTAGCTCAAAATTGTTCAATGGCATTTAAAATGGCACAAGTGTCCAAAATACTTGATAGTTCTTGGATTACTAGTGTTCGTTCAACATCTGCCATATAGCATCATAAAGGAAAAAATATGTCTTATAATACTTATATAGCTTCTGGAAGATTTACCGCCGATGGAAATCCTAAAGATATTCCTTTACGTGGTAATGTTGATTGGATGGAAGTAAGGAATTTAACTGTTTCTTATGCTGGTGGTGCTGGCACTGGAGCAGAATTCTATTGGCAAAGAGATATGACGGGTGGACAAGGATCAATCCACAGAAAATTAGCAGCTGATGATTCATTAACTGTTGGCCAACTTGCCGCAGGTACAGGATTTACATTATATGAAGATCCAAATGATAGATTTGGACTTCCTATTGCTACAACACAAGCGAACGTTAGAACTATATCAACAGGAACTACTACAGGTTTAGTTGCAAATGTATCAGTTATTCAAATGTTACGACAAGTTGGTGCTACGCAATTGGCTGGTATTGATTTTACTGTTACTACTGTTACTCCTGCTACAAGTTTTGTTATTAACTATATGTCAAACGTTGCAAATAGTGGTGCCAATGCTGGTGCATATAGAATAGTTAATCGTGGTTCTAATGGGTATCATTACGCACCAACATATAGATACATTTCTGCAATTACACAGGCTGCACAGGCTGTTGTTACATTAACCGTAACAAATACATATGTTGTTGGACAGGAAGTTAAATTTACTGTTCCTGACGAGTATGGAATGTCTCAAATGAATGGATTAATTGGTAAGATAACTGCAGTAAATTATACTGCTGGAGTAACCAATACTATTACTGTTGATATTAATTCTACAGCATTTACCGCATTTGCATTCCCACTTAATGGAGTTCGATTCTCACCTGCTATTGTAGAACCTGTTGGAACAAGCTCAGAATATCCAAATGTTGATCCCGCTATTGTTGCTACTCATAATACTGACATTATTTATATGCATCTTGCTGCTGGTGCAGATTCTCCAGCTGGAATTGTTGGTGATGTTATTTATTGGAGAGCTGGTCTGAATTTTTCTAATACAAATGAAATTGTCTAACTAAGGGGGGAGATTTCCCCCCATTCTTTTAATAACTTATAATTCTGGAGTACGTATGTCAGAAATTAGAAAATATGGCGTCCAATCTCAAAAAAAAATAAAAAAAATACCAACAAAAAAAGAATTAGAATATCAATATGCTCGTGATCATGAAATAGTAGAAGGGAAATTTACATACAACGATATTCCAGGTGGAAAATGCACTTTCTATTATAGAAAATGGAAACAAGATCCAATTGAAGAATTTACCTTAGAAGATGGTAATATATATAGAATTCCAAGATGTGTAGCAGTACATTTAAATGAAGATTGTTGGTACCCAGTTCATGAAAATATGATTACTCCTGATGGTACACCTTCTAAAAGAATTGGTAGAAAAGTTAAATATTGTAGTTTTAATAGTTTAGAATTTAATACTAAAAATGATTTTAAAGAAGTAAATGATCAAATTTTAACAGTTGAAAATGAAATAATAAAATAAAATAATAAAATAAATTCCTAATCATTATATTTATTTAAAGCCAACATAGTTTTATGTTGGCTTTTTACTAGCATTGCTTTTTCTTTTGTTGGTATGCTTATTCTAGGATTATCCTATTTGATGACCTAGAAGGAAATATAATGCCAGCTACTCTTGCTAATATTCGTACAAAAGTAAGAAGATTGACCAGAAGTCCATCAATAACGCAAATAACTGATGCCCAATTAGATGAATATATAAATGATTTTTTATTGTATGATTTTCCTCATAATGTACATACTTTTAATAAATTAACATTAAAAGAGTTTTTTTTAGAACCAAATATAGATATATATGAATCATCTAATATTATTGGTAGTCCATTATATCAATTTGATCAAATTGTTATTTCTATTCATCCGCCTATTTATATTAATTATAATCAAGCGTTTTTTAGCCAATCTCAGGAAGAGTTTTGGAATTTATATCCACAAACAGTAACATCTAAAACAGAAGCTACTGGCGACGGTGTAACGCAAGTATTTAATGGAGTATTAACTACGATACCTATTTTAAGATATCGAACTTCATTTGTCTCAATCGATGCATTTGGTAATAAATTAGTATTAAAAGATGATGGTGAAGGAACATTAATTGGCGATGGAACTGGATTAATAAATTATACTCTTGGTAATTATGATTTAACATTTAATATTCCACCAGGAAATGGAAAAGCAATAACGAGTCAAGTAGTTCCATACGTAGCAGGAGTACCTACAAGTATATTATATGCAGGTGGTGCATTTTATGTTCGACCTGTTCCAGATAAACCGTATCGTGTTTTAATGCAGGTATATAAAAGACCATTATCACTTAATAATGTTCTTGGAACTCCAGAAATGTTAGATTGGTGGCAATATATCGCATATGGTGCCACAAAGAAAATATTTGAAGATAGAAGTGATATGGATAGTGTTGCAAAAATTATGCCTGAATTTGAAAACCAAGAGTGTTTAGTATTGCGAAGAACTTGGATGCAGTTAAGTAATGAGAGAGCACCAACAATTTATTCTAATGCTACAGTAAATGGTATGAATAACTGGTGGTTTAATAATATAAGTTAGGAGTAATAGTGGCATATAATAATTTAATTCCACAACCAACCGATAGATTGCGGCAATCGCAACCTGAAATATTAGAAAATTATGCTGTTATTCCTCGTGCATGGGATGTGAATCATGTTTCCTTTGATGCTATTGATGAAGGAAAACATAAATGGGTAACATTTCCATTACAGGGAGCAGATCCAGTTATAGGAATTCCTGAAATAGCACTTTACTCAAAAACTTCTGGGCTTACTGGTGACTCAGAATTATTCATGAGAAAAACTATAGGTGTTGGGGATATATTTTATGAATGGACCTCTATGCTTAGAGATCCTACAGGGTGGACTATTCTTCCTTCAGGATTATTAATTAAATGGGGTGTAGTCGCACTTGGATTGCCTGCAGGGCTTCATGCTACTGTCTATCCAGTTGCAGCAAATATACCTGTATTTGCAACATCATATCTTGTTCTTATTAGTGGATATCATGCGGGTGCTGATGCTGCTAATGTTCGTTTAATAGATTGGACTGCATTACAACATCGTGTTTTAGTAACAGTTCCTGGTGGTGGTACTGCTCCTGGGTATACTTGGGTAGCTATAGGTACAACATAATGCCAAAAAATAGTTTTTATATAGGACCATTAAATTCTGGCTTAGAAAAGAACACTAAACCATTTATGATCGCTGATGATGCATTTGAGAAATTACAAAATGCATATGTATATAGAGGGTATATTCGTAAGCGATTTGGTTCACTTCCTATGAATACTAATGTTACTGATGATTTTCAAATTCAACAATTTACTCGTTTACGAATAGATCTTGGTAATACTAGTATTCTTGGTGTTGCTCCTGCCGGTCCTGTTCCAGGAAATATTTTTAAAGTTGGTCAAATGTTTTCTATTGGTGCTTCTTTTTTTACTGTTGTTGAAGCTGGTAATCATAATATGATTACTAATTCTGGAACATCTCTATTTAGATCATTTGATACTGCTACAGGAAATTATGTATTACAAGACGTTGCATATCCAAATACTCCTGTTTATTGGTATCCCTCTGAACCAGTTATGGGATTTGCCACGTATGAAACTAATATAATAAATGATGAGCTTACCTATGCATTTGATACACAGTTTGCATATAACTTTACTGGTACTGCATGGGCTCGATTAGCAGTAGAAGCAGCACCAGGAGACGCACTGTGGACAAGTTCTCGTACAGAATTTATGTGGCATACAAATTATAGAGGAGCAAATGTCGATGATAATATCTTATTTGTTACCAACTTTAATGCTACTAATAATATACGATATTGGAATGGTGCTCAATGGGCTACGTTTAGACCGGCATATTTAGCAGCTGTAAATTGTTATATAGAAACATCACGAATTATTATACCTTTTAAAGATCGATTACTACTGCTTAATACGGTAGAATCAGTTAATGGTGTTGATCATGCATATAGACAGCGTTGTCGATATTCTGCTAATGGTAGTCCATTTGCTATAAATGCATGGAGAGAAGATATTCCAGGACAAGGCGATCTTATTGACGCACCAACAAAAGAACAGATTGTTAGCGCTCAGTTATTTAAAGATAGATTAATTGTTTTCTTTGAACGAAGTACATGGGAAATTTCTTATACGGGAAATCAATTAGTGCCATTTGTATGGCAAAAAATTAATAGTGAACTTGGCGTTGAATCACCATTCTCAACAGTACAGTTTGATAAAGCTATTTTAGGTCTTGGACAAACTG